TGATCCCTTGGTCCTGGCTGCTTGATTGGTTTACTGGTCTGGGTAACTATGTCGAAGCTATTGACATAATTAACACAGATCGGTCCCTGATCAATTGGGGTGTTCTTACCGGAATCACGAATGGTAAGATCACTACTACGCATCATTATCGGAACGACGACTACTGGGAACGACGAGTTGACGGAAACTTCAAACAGGCGTGGACCTATAGGCCCGCGACTCATGAAAGTATCTGCAACTATAAACTGCAAATTCGCAGAGACGTTACCAGAGCGTATGGCGTGAAGTCGATTGCGGAACAGGGCTCACTGAGCCCTTACCAGCAATCAATACTTGCGGCGATCTTAGCAAGTCGTCGTAAGTGAACTTGCTTCTAGGGGCATTCTGCCTTCTAGATGATCACCTTTCACCATCAGGAGACGTTCTATGTTAATCGATCCCGTCACGGTAGCCGCAGCAAGTCCCATCCCTCAGTTGGTTCTGGCAGTTGTCAGATCCGATGGATATGGGTCCGAGCGTGTGGATACTGGCGGTTCCGGAATCGGAACCGTCATCAACCATCAGCCCGGGAAGAATGGCAACCGACACTACGTCAAACTGACGTGGACGAAGGATGCCACAAATCCCTACTCCGGCCTCCTGCAGAAGCAAACTGCTTCTGTTTCCTTGTCGATTTCGCGACCCACGTTTGGCTTCGCCGACACCGATATGGTGGATTTGGTCGAAGCCTTGCGTGATTTCGTTTTCGACACTGAAGTGACGCCCGCTCGCTTGGTACAGATGCAGTCGTAGCATTCCGCTACGATTGCGTATTTGTCCATTGGGGTCACTTAATACCTCAAAAGATAACTCAAGGAGTTACCTATGAAGAATCGAGTGAATTCCCATGGCCAATTTCGGTTCACCTGGCCCTTTAAGCCAAAAGCAGAAGTGCTTGCGGTCAAAGGTTCAGTCTACACCGTCCGTATCAAATACGGTCCTACTAGGCAGAAGACTTTCGAACTTGATGTCGTCTACTTCGGTCCTCAAGAGGACTTGGTGGCCGGCATTGAGAACGGGACTTTGTGTAGCCGAGCCTGGAATGAAGCTTCTTTACCGAAGTTTCATCCGGCTCACTATACAACATCCGACGACTGCCTGGGTTTGGACAACAACGTTAGTGGGAACGCTTATCCGCGTTATCTCACTAATTTGTGCGAGTGATCGAGTACATAGGACTCGGAATCTCATACCACAAGGTGGAAGAGATGAAAAGTCCGATAGTGCTCCTTCTAAACCTGTTTACAGACGTAAACAGGCTAGAACTAGGCGTGAAAGGCCTCGATCGTGATATCATCACGATCGAGAGGCGGTTCGAAAACGAAGGCTACGGGTTCCTAACCGTAGCCCTACCTGCTCTCTGTGACGCCCTCGATAGAGGACTAGCAGATGGCAAGTTTGCCTGCCCGCAAGGATTCGCAAGAATCCCCGGGGGAACAATCCCGAGACTTTTTTCGGGTATGTTCTGCAAAGTTTTCGCAGCTGAGTCGGGGAACTTGATAGAGACTTCTCATGAAAGCACTGTGAAGTGCCTTCGAGAGATACTTCGTCTCTTCAAGAAACTCGGCCTTGCCAGTGATCGGGAAGACCTCCTCGATCAGGAAGCTAAGGACGGGTTTTTCAAGAATGACTTGTTGTCTTCTGCGGAGATTGAACTCTCTGCAACGCAACTTTTCATTCTTGATCGTGTCTGCTCATTCATGCTTCCTAACATCGATAACTTTGATGGTAGTGAGCTTATGTGCAAACACGGTCCCGGAGCCGTAGTTGAGAAACTATCCACGAACCAGAAATGGGACGCGGTGCTTACCTATTCAGGTAGGCTAGAAGAGTTAGGTTACGACATCATATATTCCCGTGAGGGAAATCGTGGTGACGTAGTCGACTCTTCGAACTTCTCAGCATACGGTGCCTCTGGTCACACTGCAAGGCTTATATCCGTTGTGAAAAATTCTACTTCACGACGGACTATTACGGTTGAACCCGTTATTAGACAGTTTGTCCAACAGGGGTTCAACACATTACTACGCGATTCTATATCGCGTTGTAGTGTGCTTCGCCGTTGCCTTGCTTTAACCGATCAAACGCCGAATCAGAAGTTGGCGCTTGAAGGTTCCAGAACCGGTAAATGGGCGACGATTGATCTAAAGTCGGCATCTGACCTGCTATCTGTGAAGATAGTGTCTCAGGTGTTTAGACACCGTCCACGCCTTCTTGCGGGGATATTAGATTGTCGGTCCTCTCATGTTACTAAGGGTCAAACCCAAGTAGCAATTGAGAAGTTTGCCGGTATGGGAAACGCTACTACATTTCCAGTTCAAAGTGTAGTTTTTGCCAGCTTGGCAATCGCTGCGCTTTTGGAAGGGTTGAAAAAATACCCTACCTATGGAAATGTCCGGCGTGTGGCCAGCTTGGTTAGAGTGTTCGGTGATGATATCATCGTTCCCTCTATCCATGCACGCCTAGTGATGGTCTGGCTCTCTCGCGTTGGCTTAATCGTTAACGTGAGGAAGTCTTTCACGGTAGGTAACTTTCGTGAAAGTTGCGGAATCGATGCATATCGGGGAGTCGACGTGACCCCTCTTTATGCCCGTTTTCGTCCAGACCAAGCCTCTAAAAAGGAGCCTAGC